GGGGCGTGGGGTTCGGGGCCGCGGCCCCTTCACTGACTGCGTACGACCCTGTCGATGAATCGAAGAAGACTAAGTCGACCCGTCTGTCGGAAACGCCATTCGTTGTCGTTGTGGGGCCGTCTGACAGCGTGAACGACGCCGCCGGCGGCATGAAGACCGTTCCGCCGTACGCGACGCCAGAATCCGCCTGCGCGACTGTCACGCCCATTTGTGTCGTCGTGTCTGCGGTGACGGTCGCGTCCCCGTCGTCTAAGACGCCGTTCCCGGCGAACGCTTCCGTGACCGCCTGAAGAAGCGGCGCGGCGTGGAACGTCGACCCTTGTGGGGCTTCGAAGGGCGCGGCTTGTGGCATGTCGTGGGGTTCTGCCGTGGCGCGTCTTAGGGATTCGGGACGCTAGGACACGACGAACGTCACCGACGACCCGAAGCCCGGTGTGTCGAACGGAAGCGGCGCGAACGTCGTCGCCCAAATCAGCCGACCGTCGGTATCGAAAACGCCGACTTCGCTTAGGTCGTTTTGAACCGTCGACATGTCCCCAGCCGTAATCCGTGATTCGACCGTCACGCGGTCGCGCCCCGGGTCGCGGCTAACTGACTTCGTGACTTCGGGCGACGTTAACGACGTGTCTGCGGTGTCGAACGGCGTGTCGCCACTGCCGAACCTGATTTCTGACGGGCCGACGGCCACCTTCGGCGTTCGAATGGAATCGGCTAGCGCGGCTTCACCCCCCGCAGTGAACACGGAACTACCCCGCCCGTCGCCGTCGAACGTTAGCGACGTGATCGACCGCAGTTCGTGCGTCGGTGGTACGTCGATGTCGGTGGCCGCGACTGTTCCCCGAACTAATAGTCGCCCGGTTCCGTCGAACACGGCGTATTCTGTCGCGTCGCCGACGGTGTCAGTCGAATCGAACACGGCCGTCGCGGCGGTCGTCGCGCCCGTCCGTTCTGCGAACGTGTTCGTGGCCGACAGACGCGTGTCTAGCGCCGTGTCTGTCGGTTGGGCGGCCGATGTCCCCGCGCCTATCGCCGCCGTCTGTATGGCCCCAGATTCGCCGTTAAGGGCTTCCGCGACGGCCTTGCGACCGCTTTTTGTGAATTCGACCGACGCGTCGACATCGGCCGACAGTGTCCACGCGCCGCGGTCGTCCCCGAACGTTCCGCGTCCGAACCCTTTCGACGCGTCCGGGTGGCCGGTGACTACTTGCGACCCCGTCGGCCGCGTGTAGACTTCGATAGACGCGTCGGCGCGAATGTAGTTCGACGCGAAGGACAAGTCCCGTCGGCTGTTCGCGTCGACGCCCGTCGACCGGCGGTCAATCTTGCGAACGTCCCGTCGGTTTTCGGCGACGATGTTATTTATTTTCGACATCGGATTATAGCCCGGGTGGGGCGACTGTGATTTGCTTGGCCGATAACGGGCCGACAGTCACGTCGAACGTCCCGACTTCGTCGATGAATTCGTCGAATGTGACCGTTTCCGACCCGCCGTCTTGAATAACGACCGTCTGTCTGTTCGCCACCGTTTCGTCGACGATGAATTCGACAGTGACCGTCTTTTCAAATGTCGTGTTGTTTGCGACATCCGCCGAAATCTGAAACGTTTCCCCCGTGGCGACGGTCGTCTTTGATAGGGTCAGATTAGAAAACGCGACCGGCGGGTTCGTCCCCGCCGATTCGTCGTCAGTCGGCCGGACGGTGTCTGTCTGGGAAAAGTGGACTTCCGTCCCGAACAGTTCCACGCCGCCGGCTGGGATTTCTTGACCCGACCGGCCGACCCCGGCTTCGTTAAACACGCGCACGCCGGCGGCGGACGACCCGAAGTCGTTCACCCGACCGCTACGGAACGCGTTGTTAACCGAAAAGTTCTGTCGGAATTCGCGGTACGATTCGACTTCGTTACGAACAAGATTGTCGAAGTCGCCGAAGCTTGCGAACTTCGCTTCTAGCGTCTGGCGGACAGAAACGGCGCGACTTTCTGGCGTCGAATTATCCAGTAGCCAGTTTTTGAATTCTTGGAACGTGGTCGGGGAACGGTCGACGTACAGTTCTTCAAACTGTACCCACACGTCACTGATATACTGTTTGAATGTTCGCACAATTCCAGCCCCCGCCGTTCCGGTGTCTGTCGCCGACCGGATACCAAGCCGAACTAGTTTCTGTTCTTCGGATACTGTCATGTTAGGATTCCGTCGACCCTGTCATTCCTAGGGTCACGTACCCGTTGTCGTCCGTTTGCTTTGACGATACAATAAACGTCCCGTCGATGTCTTCGGGCGGCCATGACACGTCGATTAGTTCGCCGACGTTCACGTCCCGAAAGGCCGCGTTCGCTAACGTGAACGACATCGACGTGTCTTCCCACGCGTTATCGTTTAGGTAGCCACGACCCCGCGCCCGAAGGTCGGCGTCCGTCCGTAGCGTCGTGTCGACTATCGGTTCCTGTCGGGGGGCTTGTTCATTGTAGAAATTGATCGACGCCTTATCTTCGAACGTCGCTTGTTTGTCGTCTTTCCCGACGACAGTGACGCGGTTAGTCACGTCGAAGTCGCGGTCGACTTCGACATCTATGACTGCCGTCGAAAACGTGTCGTCAATTGTCGCCGCCGCCGTCGTCGTGCCGGCACGTTCGAGGTGTAGCACGTTTTGGTCGTCGACGTACACAATCGCCCCGTCTTCGGTGGCGATTTGGTTAGCGACTTCTAGGATTGACCCTTCTAGCGTCCGTGTAATCGTCCGCCCGGTTTCTTCGACGGCAGTCGAAAGACCGGTGTCGCGGTCGATCACGGTGAACGGTACGGTTCGGACCATGTCAATAGCTAACGCCCGGTGTTCCGGCAGTGGTCCGTCCGTCTTGACCCGGATTTCTAGCGCGTTCGATTCCGTCAGTTCACCGCCGCCGAACGTGGCGTCTGCGGGCCGCAGTTCGAACGTCTTGAACCCCGGGCCGTCCGGTAGGTCTAGTTCCCACACGTACGTCGTCCCGCCGTTGTCCGTTAGTTCTAATTCGGCGTCGAACACGCCCCCGGTGTTGTTGACTGTCATGCGGGTGTCGACGCGAAGTATCCGCCGCCCGGGGACGGTAGACGGGTCGATGTTCGTCCGCCCGACTGTGAACGTTCCAGTGTCGCCTTCGGCGAAGTCGGCATATAACAGGTTGTCGCCGAATTTGTTAAGCGACTTTTCAGATATGTCCGCAAGTTCGAACGCGTTCGCGTCGGACGACCACTTGCCGATGTCACTACCGGTCGATATGTACGCCGGTTCGTTCGACGGTTCGGCGACTGTCGTCGCGGCCCGACGGACGGCGACGCCAGAATCGACGTTAATGAACGGGCGCGACACCTTGGCGAATTCCAATCTGCCCGATAACGCTTCGGCTTCGACGGATAAGGTCAGATTCCGGCGGCTGTTTTCCGACGGCTTGGCCGTCACTTCGCCGCGGAATTCCGTTTCGAATGACCCGGGTGTCGACGGGTCTTGTCGTTCGACCGTGACCGGCGTCCCTGTCGTGAACGTGTTCCGGTTTGCCGGGGTGTTCAACACTGTAATCGTCGCCACCGACACCGACTTCCCTTCTTTCGTTTCGTATTCCAGACTAGTCACGCCCGATACCGTCGCGCCGTCGGCAGTCACGCGGAAGTCAGTCATGTCACTGTACGAATGCGTCTAAGTGTGTCCATTCAATCGTCGCGTCGTACGTTCGCGCCGGACGCGACGACGTGTCTTCAGTCACGTTGTACGACGTGAACACCCCGGCGATTGAACGACCGTCATACAGTAGCTTATCGAACCCGTCCGCCTGCGTGAATCCGAACGTCTTCGACGCGCGAAGTAGTTCGTCCCGCATTCCCTTGTCGTCGTTCGCGTGCGTTCCGGCGTTCGGATAGTCGCCCGGTTCTGTTCCCTGAATGACGAAGGATATTTGATACCGTTGTAACCCTAGCACTAGCTTCCCGCCGGCGACGGCCCGCGACGCGCCTGAAATGATCGAATCTGTCACCACGTTGTTTTCGACGGCCGTTTCGACTTGCGTCGCCTTCAGGCGGAATTCTTCGCTTCCGTCATTCCGCAGGATACGAACCTGCAAGTCTTGATTGTCCGCCATACGTCACCGAACCCCGGACGACCGATTAGTTTTACGACCGATAGCGTCGCCGACCTTCGACGCTAGCGATTCAAGTTCACGACGCGACATCGTCGACGGGTCGAATTCCCCCGACAGTTCGACGGATACATTTTCGACGGTGACACTGCCGCCGCCCATTCCTTCGCCAGACGGAACGACGGTTTCCCCTTCGTGAACGACCGCGACACCGGTTTGTTCGATCACACCCCCAGACGCTAGGAACGGAATCCCGTCTAG